ACCATGCTACTGTCAACGACTAGAGGCTGCCTGAAGCCAAACTCTTTGATAGATTTGACGACCTCTGGCACCGCCTTTTCGTTCTTGCGGGGGTTCTTCTTATACGGTTTGATCTGGCCGATTGGCATGTCAACTATTTCCATAAGGACTCCCATTCCAATAAAGTTTTTCGGATTTATTTCGATCACCTTTTAAACCGCCTTTAAGCATCGACCTTTTGTCTATCGAGTAAACTTGTTTAAATCGGTTATCGCTTATATTATATTCGGAAATATAAACTGGGAAATCCCGCGATGCTGCCCAGTCAAGGAATTTTTTCCTATCGAATTTTCCATAGTCTGATGTGCCTTCATAGGGGATATCACAATAGACAACTGAGTTAGGTAATATATTAATTTCATCATAAGACTTTGCATAAAAGGACAACCGCTCCAACTGCTCCAACTGCTGCAACTGCTGCAACTGCTCCAACTGCTGCAACTGCTGCAACTGCTGCAACTGCTCCAACTGCTGCAACTGCTCCAACTGCTGCAACTGCTGCAACCGCTCCAACTGCTCCAACTGCTGCAACTGCTGCAACCGCTTCAACTGCTGCAACTTTCTTAGATTGTCTATTGATTGCAATTTACTAAGCTCTGACTGGCTCAAATATTTATGCAGAAAATCAGGTATTTTTGTAACCCTATAATGCTCTAATTTTTGTCTCAAATAAATTCTTTTTTGAGTAACAGACTGAGCAATCAAAGGCCATTTATTAAAGCATAATGTTTGCTCAGCCAATTCATCGAATTCGTTAAAGACAACGGCTTGGTGCATAGACTTTTTATATTCTTCTATGTCGCCAAATAAATAATTTTTTTGATTATTCCCAAAACTCCAGATGCACCTGATATAAGCATCGCTATCTTTTTTTGCAAAAAAATCATCACGCGAAACCCATTTCGGCTTGAAAACTGAGTAGTTAAATTCACCATTGATTGCTCGTTTAACCAGATCAACAACGTCACTCTTAATTTCATTGTAATGGAAATAAGAATACTTTTTATGGAAACTATTCATCATGCAATGAGTCATCGAAAAACCGCCGCCGAATAGATCATAGAAATGCTCGGCATTCGGCAGCATCATGCAAAGGCTGGGAGCAATCTTAGCCTTGGAGCCCATGTATGGAATGCCGTAATCACTCATATTTTAACCTTGTAGCCGCGATCATTCATCTCTTGAAATAGCTCGTCAAGGTCACTCATGTCTTTGCATTCAACATGCAATATAGGTTTCTTTTCTGGCTTCTCATCCTCATCTTCGTTTGGTAAATCTGGAATAAATTCTTTATCTTTAAAATCCTCCAGTGAAAAATCCATAAAATGAATATCAAACTTCTCATCCATCTCAAACAGCTCACCAAGCTCCTCATTCAGCAAGGTCACGTCCCATTCGCTTTTGTCATGCGAGCGGTTATCTGCTATTCTGTATGCACGCACTTGCGCCGGAGTTAAGGTCGAGGCAATATGCACGGGCACGCTTGCTAGGCCAAGCTCTTTCGCTGCTAGCAATCTTGTATGGCCAACGATCAGGACCATGCTACTGTCAACGACTAGAGGCTGACGGAAGCCAAACTCTTTGATAGATTTGACGACCTCTGGCACCGCCTTTTCGTTCTTGCGGGGGTTCTTCTTATACGGTTTGATCTGGCCGATTGGCATGTCAACAATATCCACAAGGACTCCAAAGGTAAAATGTATGGTCAAAAAAAAGACTACAGATAAACGCACAAGGAGTAAAGCACCGAGCACAGATCACCTAAAAGTCGAGACGATCAAGAGCGATGATATTCACAGCGCAGCTGATCTGGTTCCAGAAGGACAGTATCAAAAAATTGTTTACGATTGGAACCATGACGACATAAAAAAAATTTCAGGCATGGCTCGCATCGGTTTGAAAATACCGCAAATTGCAGCTGTTATGGACTGTTCTCAATCCATATTTGATCAGAGAATTGCAGCTGATAAGAAGACATTTGAAGAGGGTGGCGACCCTGAATATAATCTGTATTGCATTTTGGAAAAAGCTAGAGCCGCTGGTGATGGCGCTATAGCCCGCACATGCTATGAGGTTGCGCTCGAACAGAAGCATCCGACGATGTTAATTTGGTTGTCAAAAGTTCGTCTCGGATGGAGAGAACACATCGAAGTTTCAGGTGAGGTTAAGCACACCGTTCTATATGAAACACAGCTTACTGATGGTGTTATCAGACAAGACCAACGCAGCTTAGACAATGGCGATATAATTGATGCAATGATCGAAGAGGTCACGGAGGAAGCATGTCCCAAACCCTTGCCAGACTAAGGATTGCGACGCCGCCGCATTCCACTAAACAGTCACTAATAATGAACGCATTTTTCATCAATGGGATGCAGGAGATCTGGGTCGCATGCGGGACTAAGGCAGGAAAAACGTATGCAGCTAGCAGCGCAATGAGCCTTGCTTTTCCCTTAAAGCAGCAAGCTTTGTGGAGATGGATCGCTCCGGTATATTCCCAAAGTAAGATCGGTTACAAATATATAAAAAGAATTTTACCTCCAGAGCCTCACGTCAAAGCAAATGAATCTAACCTATCCCTATACATGCCGCAGATAGATTCGCAGATACAATTTTTCCACGGCCAGTCTCCGGAGTCGATCGAGGGAGAGGCCACGGCAGGCAACGTCCTTGATGAAGCGGCCAAGATGAAAGAAGAAGTTTACGATGCGGTTAAGACCACGACCACGGTCACGCAAGGATTGATACTAGGCATCTCTACGCCTAAAGGAAGGAACAATTGGTTCTATAAAAAGTGCATGGAAGCTAAGGACGAGATGCTTCGTGCAAAGTTTGAAGGACGAAGGCCGAGAAAATTATATATCCACGCGCCTTCATGGGTGAACCCTGCCGTGTCGATGGACGTGGTGAACGACGCCAAGTCCACGATGCCTGAGAGATTGTGGCGTCAATATTATATGGCAGATTTTCTAGCAGATGGATCAGTGTTCGCTAACGTACACAGCTGCTACTGCACAGACTTCCTCGACCTGCCTGAGCAGTTCCTCTGGCTCGAAGATAAGGCTATAGAGCAAGAGGCCGTGATAGGAGTCGACTGGGCACGCAGCGTTGACTTTACAGTCTTCACGGCTATCAATCCAAGGACGCGTAAGACGATAGGCATATGGAGGATGCGAGGCGTTGGCTATCCCGCTCAAATACAACGGTTAAAGCTCTTTGCTGCGAAATTCCTAGACTGCCTCGTGGTCTGGCATGACAAGACTGGAGTCGGGATCGCTTTAGATGACATGTTGCATCAAACTGAATTGCCGTTCCACGGGATCACTTTCACTAATGCGTCAAAGAATGAACTAATGGTGAAGCTCATGCTATCGTTCGAGGAACAATCTATAGGCATCCCGAACATTCCCCATTTGACGGACGAGCTAGACGACATTGAGGTAAAGACAACTTTGACAGGACTTCCCACGTATTCCGCATCCAACGGTTCACACGACGACCTTGTCATGTCACTGGCACTATGCCACGCTGGAATGTTGCAGCATTCGGAAAAAGATTACGGTATCATGCAGCTATAATGTATGGCCGATTTCACCAGAGAAAGAAAATGTATGGACATGAGCATGGACATGCTGGAAACGAAAAGTTTCGAGCGGCTTTTTTCCGGCAGCGATAGCGGTGGTGGAGCTTCGGATCTGAGCACCATGGTCAGCCCACGACTGCTTAAATCAATCTACCAGTCCGAAGATTGGATTTATATTCTGGTCGACAAGATCGCATCGAAGCTCGCTCAAATTCCCTGGCAGGTTCAACGCCAATCGGTTCAAAATGGCGAAGAGATACTTTCGCCAGCATTTGGGCATCCAGTCCAGAAAATGATGGACGAGCCAAACCCGCTACAAACCTCATACGGTTTCAAATATGCCTTGATCACCGATCATTGCGTCACAGGCAATGCCCTGATTTATGTTTCCACGGTTAACCGCTGGCTCGTTCAGGTTCCTACCGAGATCATTCAAATGGACATAGATGGACGTGGCGATCATCGCGGCTACTTCATCGTCGGTGTCGATCCGACTTCGTTCCCTGTCGGGATGAAAATGAAGCTCAAGGCGAGCGATGTGATCCATGTCAAGCGGCCAAACGCATCTTCGGTCTATTGGGGAATGTCGCCTTTAATTCCAGGCGCTAACCCTGCCTTGTTCAATAAATATTCAAACGAATACCTGCTGAATTTCTATCGTAAAGGCGCTCAACCTGGGCTGATATTGGAAATGATGGAGGAGACGAATGAGGTTCAAGCTAAGAAGCTATTACAAAGCCTTGAGACAGCGTACACAGGCCGCTCGAACCAACGCCGAGGAATGGTGCTTCCAAAGGGCGTCAAGGCGAGCAACATCTCTCATACTCTCGCTGACCAGCAGCTCATCACCTACATGCAAAACAACAGAGAAACCCTCATCAATATTTTTGGCGTACCGAAACACGAGCTTTCAATTGCTGACTCCGGCTCTCTCGGCTCAGAAGAATATAAGACTGCTCTAAAGAATTTCTGGCAAGGTCCGCTCATGTCGATCGGCTCGATGTTCGATACGGCATTGACAGCACGGTTAAAGCCTCTGCTCGGTCAGGGTTATGTGATCAAATTGAACTACGGCGGCGTGCCTATCCTGCAAGATGATCTCAAGGCAAAGGCCGACATGGCAACCGCGCTGCTATCGACCATGACTTATAACGAAGTGCGACAGCGCGTGTGGAAAATGGAACCGATTCAAGGCGGAGACATATTAAGAGATCTTGTACCCAAGGCACCGCCTAGCTTTGGTGGATTCTCATTACAATCCACACCGCCTCCAGTAGCGCAACCGACAACGCTTGAGCAGCTCGGTGCTGAGATCGACTACCGAGAGCACAACGCTAAGGCATTCGAGACTTATGCGGCTTCAGAAAAGGGCGATTGGTATCGCAGATCACGCGAGCATATAAATGGAAAATCCAAAGAGTCGATGGCAGAAATTGAGAAGCTCTGGCTTGGCATCCTAGAGGATCAAACCGTTGATGCGGTTAAGATTGCTAAGAGCCTCATGGAAGAAAAAGCAGCGAAGGTTCCAAACAAGGCAGAGCTTAAGAAGCGTATCGAAGAGGCGATGGCAAAATATGAAAAGAAATGGATCGACGGTTATCTCAAGACTTTGGATAAACACATTGATCTGGGATACGATACAGTATTGGCCGTTCCCTTCAATAAACCCTATGAAGAGGGAATTGCTGCTATTCGAGCAAGAAATTCCGATAAAAGTCGCACCACGTTGGAAGCGCGTGGCATCAAAAACTTTTCTGAGATTAGTAAAACAACAACTGACAAGATCATGGGAACAATCGAATCAGGACTTACAGATGCACTAAGCATAAGCGAGATCGCTCAAAATATCGTCAAGGATGGAGCGAACGCAGCTGGTCGCGCTCTTACCATCGCAAGGACTGAAGTCCTTACAGCGAACAGCATTGGTGAAGCAGCCGCGATGAAGGACGCTGCGGAGGTCATACCTGATCTGGTCAAGGTATGGATCAACTCTGATGACGATCGAGTCAGAGGAAATCCTGGCGGATTGTATCCTGACTCCGAAGCCGATCACTGGAAAATGCAGGGGCAAATCCGAAAGTATGACGAACCATATTCAAATGATTTATTTTATCCGCGCGACACGCAAGGACCAGCTGGCGAAGTGATCAACTGCTTTCCTGCTTATATCAATGTGAATGCAACCGGAGTAGAAAAATCATTCCAGAGATTCTATTCTGGACCAATGATTACCATTGATCTCGAAAGCGGTGGAAGCCTTACCGCAACACCTAATCATCCTGTATTGACCACGAAAGGATGGGTTGCTATTGGAAAACTTACAAAATTCCATAGCTTGATTAAGGCAGGGAAGCTCAATAATATTGTTTCCGACAATATGGATATACAAAATATTGAGTCCAGATTTGATAAGGCTTTCAGTTCTTTTAACAATCCTGGGAATATTGTGAGGAAAAGCGGAAGAGTTATGGACTTCCACGGCGACGGAACCGCACATAATGTCAATATTAAAAGATCCGTAAGCAAATTGAAGGATAGGGTTAAGCCCAGATTTACTGAGAAAAGCGTAAACTTCAGCCTCTCCAATTCCAACCTTACTCTTGGTTCTGGCCTTAGTGACAGCCGATTTAATAAGCCTCTCAGTCGGGTCGGAACCTCTCATAGCAGCGTTCGCTCCAGCAACTTGCTGGAGTCTCCTATCCTTATCGAATCCTTTCCACTTGAGGATTTCGGCATCGCTTCTGCTTCTTTGGGTGAATCCATTTTCATTCAAATGCCTGACAATAGTCGACCTGCCGAATCCAATTTTCTTGCTGATCTCAATTATGGGCATTTGCTGTCTGAAGTGCATATCGACAATATCATTAATGTCGATGTTAAAAAGTTTTCTGGCCATGTCTATAATCTCCAGACTGTTCCAGGGTGGTATCTTGCAAATGGATATGTATCACACAATTGTCGCTGCTCGCAGGTAGTAGTTTCTAAACAGGACTTAGGTGAATTTGATTTCAAACGATAAGGATAAGAAAATGCTATTGAAGCTGCTCCAAACTTGCGACGTTGACTTTAAGGTGAAGGCACTCGAAGACGGTTCGGTCTATCTTGAGGGATGGGCTAACAAAGCGGTCGTCGATAGAGGCAAAGACTTGATTGGGAAAAAAGCGTGGAATGTAGAAAACTACAAAAAGAATCCGATCATGCTTTTCAACCATGACCATTCAAAGCCTATCGGCAAGATGCTATCGGTCGAGGCCAAAGACGAAGGGCTCTATATCAAGGGTCGCATCTCGAATAGCAAAGACCCAGAGATCAGCCGCATCCGCGACCTGGTCAAGGAAGGGATTTTAAATTCCCTATCGGTTGGCATTATGGTTTCGGACGAAGAACAAAAAGACGGGGTTAACGTAATTAAATCCGTAGAGCTGCACGAGTGCTCGGTCGTCGCGGTGCCGATGAACCAGGATTCCCAATTCACGGTTAGCGCGAAATCAATGAAGGGCTCGCTCTTAGATACGCTTGAGCTTATAACTGGTGCAGTTGGTTTCAAGGATGTCGAAAAGTGCTGTCACATTCTCCATTTGGAGAATGTGGTTTACCATTCGGTTGATGAGATAGCAGGCAAATTGGCTGACGAATGCAAAATACCAATCGAAGAGACAAAGCAGTTTATTCGGATGAAGCTGAAGGAGACACCTCCACAGATCAAGGAATGGCTGCTTAAAGAGTGCATGCCGTCGGAGGAAGAGATGAAGGCCGAAGATCCGATGGATGGCAAAGCTGTCATGACAGTCATCGTACCGAAGGCATCATTTGCGAGCATGGAGGAGCTTCAAACGTGGGCAATCGATAGCGGTTGGAAGGTCGATGCGATCACCGAAGAAGGTGACAACTATTTGTTAGGACAAAATTCTGCTGATGCGTTTGAAGAAGAAATGAGTACAATCGACATGGGAGATGGAGTCAGTGCGGTTGTCGGAGTATTGAAGGCGGTTGAACCGCCTCCAGAAGAAGTCGAAGAAACCGTTGTCATTGCTGAGGAAGAGCCCGAAGATGAAACGGTTAAAGGCTTGCTTGACGACGAGAATCCACTGAGTCAGCCGATCACCGGCAACACAGCAGCGAACGTCGAAGTCAATCCAACTATGGACCAAGCCAGACAGACTAATGTATTATTAGCAAACATGGTCATGTTGTTACAGCAAATGCTGGAAAAAATGGATACTGTGTCTAAACCGGATCTGATGAGTACGACCGAAGTAGTTCCAGTGGAACCGGAGATCACTCCGATGAAGTCTTATGGAGATCCGGAGGACACACTAGAAGACCAGAACATGATCAAGACGATGGAAGATTTTATTTTAAAAACGGGTCAACGCCTCAGTCAGTTGGGGCTCTAAAAAAATAATAAGGAGTTTTTCGAAATGGTTTTAGCAGCCAAAACGCTTGAGGATCTGACCAAGTCAATGTCCGACATTAATTCCCAATTGACCACGATGGAAGCACGGCAGAAGGCTTCCGATAGCGATACTCTAGCCGCTATCTTTCGTGGCAGCCAAGCTCCAGTTGGTCGCAGCTCTGACGAGTCGCGTGCTCTTAAATTCTTTGGAGCTTCAAGTCCAGCGCAATTGCTGAACGTGAACACTGGCCACCCTCGTTATAAGAATGTTCCAGCAGAAGTGAAGCAGACCGTTATCGACCTTAAAGAGTCGGTTAATACCGCTCGCTTCATCTCTCAGCAATTTCATGGCGAGCCTCTCGATAAGATCGGTGCGACTGCCGAGAATGATCGAGTCGCCAAGGTTAAAGGAATGCTCGATACTAACTACGGTCGAAACGAATTGAGTGCTCGACTTAAGGCGTTCGGATCAACCGTAAGTGGTGGCGGTGATGAGTGGGTTCCAACACTACTTGCCTCGGCATACATAGAAGAGTATCAATTGGCTCGCGTTGTCGAGGATAAGTTTCAAGAAATTCCGATGGCATCAAACCCATACGAGATGCCGACTCAAGGCGGAGTGACCAAGGCGCGAACCATCGCTGAAAATACTCAGATGACTGGCGCAAATTTCACTACTGGTAAGATGACCTTCACCGCGATGAAGTTCGCCGAGTACTACATAATTCCAGAAGAGCTGAACGAAGATAGTGCGCCTGCTATTTACCAACTCGGAACGCGCGAAGTAGTTGAAGCTCAACGACGAGCGGTTGAGGCGGCGATCCTCAATGGTGATAACGATGGAACTCACATCGACTCCGATACTCAAGCACTCGGTGCTGACGTTGCAGAAAAAGCTTGGAAGGGCTTACGCCGTCAGGCTTTGGCGAACTCAGCAAATAATGGAACCACTGATTTTTCTAACGCAGTCGTTACCGAAGCGAACCTTCGCGTGATGCGTCAGCGCATGAAAAAATTCGGTGTGAATCCAAGCGAACTTATTTTCTTCGTTGATCCAGTTGCCTATAATCAAATGATGGTTCTTACTAATGTATCGACCATCGAAAAATACGGGCAGGCAGCTACCGTGGTGACAGGCGAGCTTGGCCGCTACCAGGGTGTGCCAATCGTGATCAGTGAATTCATGCGCAGCGACCTTAACGCGACTGGCGTTTACGATGGTGTCACTGTCACTCGCTCAGGACTTCTGCTCGTGAATATGCGCCGTTGGTATCTCGGTATGCGCCGTCCGATTCGCGTCAAAATCCAAGAGGATTTGCCTGGCCAGGATCGTTGGTTGCTTGCTTCGTATCAGCGCAAAGACTTTCAAGGCTTCGCTCAAAGTGCGAGCGAAGTTTCCGTGTCTTACGGCTTAAACATTTCTGTCTAACCAATCTGAGAATTAAACTCGGAGAGAGGCTAACTGCCTCTCTCCTTATATTGTATGAGCCTATAAAATGGCCGAAGATATTCTCAGGCTTGGACAGTTTGAATCGAAAGCTATCGTTGCCTTGGAGACAAGGCCGGTAGGCGTTTACATTCAAAAAATGGCAGTCGCTGGTAACTCGATCCTCTCAACGGTTTTCGTTGAGTCGCTTGGAGCTGGCGGATCTGTCTTAGTAGAATATTTTGACTATGGTGTCGGCTCGGATGCTGGCGAAATAGTTACTCTCAATTCTCATGTGCCAGTATCGACAGCCGTCACCTCAGATCGAATCCTGGTCACCAACTTCCACGATAAGCCATACATCAAGATGACCGTGACCGGAGCTTCAGTGCGCTTCGGTATCTACGCTTCGGTGGTTCTGAGCACAGCCTCGGACATCGACAACGCCCTAAAGAAAGATGGCGAGACGGTTATCCTTGCCTCTGACAAGGGCATTCCGCAGGTCATCTATGATACGGTTGCCGGTGAATGGAAGTTTGCGATCGGTGAGGCCGGGGTCCAAGACGTTAATATTGTCGGTTCAGTTTCCATTGCTGATAACGGTTTGCCCGTGTTCTTCGAGGCTTCAACCGTGACGACTCCAGGAATCCTCCAAACGCTGCTATCCTACACGGTTCCTGTTTCAAAAACGCTCAACCTACTCCAAGTCTTATTGACGTGCAGACAAGAGGCTTTGTTTCAAATCTATGGCGATGGAAACTTGATCGGATCTGGCAGGACGGGAGCAGCAAGCCCTAATGTTAATTTTCCTTACCGTGTCGCAAGGTCATATGTTTCTGGTAAGATAATTGAGATTAAGTCGACTGCTCGGAGCGGTTCCGTAGCGGCAGATATTGAATGCTACGCTCAGGGAACACTGAGCTAAGAAAGGTTGAAGCAATGGCAGATCCACGAGAAAGTTTTGCTACGTTAGAGGACAGCAGTACTGGTGCAGGCGAGGCGCTCATCTCAAGAGTAGAAGGTGAAGCCGCCGCCGCGCAAGCTGGTTCCATCGGATTTAGTTTCAAGGATAGTTCTGGAAATGTGATCTTGCCTGCTCTTAATGCTGGTGGATTCATCCAGACCACGATCGTGTTTCCTTATAACGAAGGCGATGCAAGTGCAGGCGTCGATGGTCTTGTCGGATTCGTGTATAAGGATTCGTCTGGTAACCTCGTACTTCCACAGCTTGACTCTGCTGGAAATATCAAGGTAGTTGTCGATCATGCTTCGGCTCAAGGCTCGACTTCGGCTGTCGATGGTTCGATTGGATTTGCTTACAAGGATTCAAGCGGAAACCTTGTTCTGCCTTCTCTCGATACTGCCGGAAACATCAAGGTAACTTTCGCTGACAGAACTTGCCTCAAGTCTCCTGCTGGTGAGCTTGCAACTGGTAGTGCTTCGATTGTTGCCGTTACTGGTGCTTCGATCACCCTTGCAGTTTCTACTGTTTACGACAATATCGGATTTATCTTTTCAAGCCGAAGAGATTCTTTGTTCCAATTGATTCAGACTGATGACGCCACGGTAACTGTGCTTGCAGAATTTATTGTTGGCGCTGGTCAGTATACTGTAGTCGGAGAGCTGCATTGCTTCAAGATTACAACGGGCGCGACAGGTACTCAGACTTTGTCGGTTAAGGCGAAAAACTTCGAAGCTCTGTCTAGTCTGCGGGCTACGATCACAGCTCAAGTTGCTTAATTAAGTTGGGCTGGGGAATTGTCCCCAGCCCTTTGAGGTCTTATGGTTGACTTAGCTCCAGAATTTGAAACCACTGATTCGGTTGGGCCTGGCCAAAAAACTATGGCTCTGTCTAGTCCTGTTGTCATTGCGAGCGATCAGTCTGCGATACCGATCAGCGCAGCTTCATTGCCTCTGCCTACCGGAGCGGCCACAGCAGCAAATCAAGTAACTGAACTAGCAAGCCTAGCTTCTATTGATGCAGGAATCCCAGCTGCTCTCGGCCAAACTGTTATGTCAGCTTCCATGCCCGTGACTATGGCTTCTAATCAGCCCGCAATAGCAATAAGCGGAACGGTAACGGCGGTTCCAGGCGATGGATCGAAAACGACTTATTCCGCTTGCGCGAGTGGGATTGTGCCTGCTGCTGCGACGACTGACATTTTGACTATCACTGGTAGCGCGTCCAAGACAATTAGAATCACTATGATAACAATTTCATGCACTACTACAGCAGGTTCTGGTTTCTCAGCTAGCTTGACAATGGTTCGTCGCTCAACTGCCAATACTGGCGGAACATCAACAACTATAACAGCCGGGTTACATGACACGACTAATGCTGCTGCAACTGCTGTTGTTAGGTCATATACCGCTAATCCATCGGCTCTTGGCACTGCAAATGGAGTTATCCGAGCCCATAGATTTTCAATTAGTACAGCAGGTGGAGCCGGAAATATTGGCCCCCTTAACTTATGGGAATTTGGAAATAGGCCAGCACAAGCAATAGTATTGCGAGGAACAGGGGACATGCTCGCTATCAATTTAGGCGGTGTAACAATCACTAGTCCAATTCTTTCGGCAACTATTGAGTGGACGGAGGAATAGCAATGCAGATGAATTTAGATTGGGCGGTATTTAAATCAGTTTGCACGGCGCGTTCCCTGTCGATGCAATATATCGACATGACCGGATCATATGCGTTAATGGCATTCGACGATTGTTTTGAAGTTTGCTGCAACCTTGTTGAGAGTGCAGACATAACGGACTTTGAAACCAACTATAAAGCAACGGGTAACAAACCTCCTGTAACTTTGACAGCTCCATTTGCTGCCAAGACATTTGGAACAAAAAGGCTTTTTGCCAGAAATACTGGCAAGGCTTTCACGATAACGACTGGAAGCAATGATCTGTCTTATACCATGACATACGCATGGGCTAAGATCACTGGCCTAGAGTGCATCGGTGCTGAGATTGGCGACTATGCAGAGCTAAGGGTATATGACAACTCTTCCGGGACTTACTCAGGGGTTCCTAATGCTCTATTGAATCAGTTTGGCTACACGCTCTACATGGCGAAAGATTATTATGCTCGTAGTTCGCAATTCGATTCAGATATTTATGCAGGCATGGTTTTAAAGATAACCTACAATTCAATTTCAAATAAAAATATCTATCTCAACTATTTGATTAATGAGGTCAAGACTTGAACCTAAGACTATCCATTTTAAAAGCTGCACTGCCAATATCAAAATGGATAGCTAAGAGGCATTCGCCTTTTAGTCGTAAGCTCATAACCGAAGAGCATGTTGAAGACTTCAAAAAAATATACTGTCCTGGCCTCGTCCTTATTTCTTCTACATATGGAGAGCTTGCTAATTGGTTTATTCCTGGTCAATTTTCTCATGCTGCTATTCTTGGTAGCTCATACATTAAAAGCGATATAATTGAAGCTCGCACAACTGGGGTCTGTTATACAAAGCTCTACAATTTTTTCATGACCAAAGACAGGGTGGTAGCTCTAAGGCCATTATTTTGTGATCTAGCTGGCATGAAGATAGCTGCAATATATGCAGAAAATGCTATTGGAATGCCTTATGATTATTATTTTAGTCCAAGCAATGATGCTTTTTATTGCTCAGAACTTATAGGCTACGCTTACAGCCGCTTCGGAGTTTGGACTAAGCGCATGACAATGGGAATTGAAACGATCGTGCCTGACGATTTCTATCTCTCAGCTAAATCAAAACAGCCGAAATGGGAAATCGTATGGGACTCAGCTCTTGCTAAATGACGTAAGCTGATCTAAATTTGACAGGACAAAATCTTAACGGAGTACCTCATATGCGGTTAAAAGCTACCATCGGAAAAATAGACTTTGTGCCAATGATCAAAAAGCCAAGGATGTGGATCTCGCCTGCCTGCCTTGTCAACGGTTCAATCCTTGATGTAGAGCCCGAGATTGGCTACCAGCTGCTAGCAACCTATCCTGGCTGCTTTCAGCTATTGGTCGAAGAAGAAGCTGCTCCAGTAAAACGCAGGAATAAAAAGGTCGAGGAAAGTGATATTGTTCACGGTGCAACGGCCAGCGACTTTACGATAGCAGAGGCATAACATGGCATTAGCTACTCTGACACAGCTTAAGACGCAACTCGGATTCAAAGAATCAGACACGCAGTTTGATACCAAACTGACTATGTTTTTGAACGCCGGTTCAAGCTGGGTCGAGAGCTACTGTAACCGCATTTTTTCCAGCGCCTCCTATACCGAGCTTTTCCACGGGAACCGCACGAACCTGTTGAACCCGAGGCAGTGGCCGATAACCGCTATCACCGAGCTCCGAATCTCAGGCGATCGCGCCTGGTCGGATGCGACGACCCTTGTCGATTCGACTGACTATGGGATCACAACCGATGCGATCGGCCTGACCTATTACGGTTCACTGCCTTTAGGTTATGACAATGTGCGTCTCATATATGTCGCGGGTTATGCAGCAATACCCTCAGATATTCAGATGGCGACTCTGTGGGCTGCCGAGTGGTTCTACCTGCATAACAACCGAGGCGACTCAGGGCGAACATCGGTCGGCAAGCAGGGCGAGTCGATCGGCATCCTTGCTGAAGTACCTCCAATGATTAAGACACTGCTCCAGCCTTATAAACGGTTCGAGCTGCCTTCCTCTGGCTTGGCGGTGGCGCACGGATGAGCATCTATACGGTTATCGAAAAAATAAAGGTCATGAGGCAAGCCACAGATCCGAGCAGCCCAGAGCTTAAGAAGGCTTTGACTCGGATCGGCGGCGTTCTTCAAGGCACCATGCGAATGAATGTCGTTCGTATGAAGGCGGTCGATAACGGCGGCTTGCTCAATTCAATTCAGTATCAAATCGACGACCAGACCTTGAGCGTTGGTAGTTACGGAATTACTTATGCAGCAAGGAATGAATTCGGCGGCCCAATGACTCATCGGCAAGTGGCCGCAATGTTTTATGACATGCGCCAAGCCTCGAAGCTGACGAGCGTAGATAAGGCTGAAAAAAATTCAGCTTATCCTGTTGTAACGATTCATAATGGTCTTGGCTATTGGCGACCACGACCATTCATAGGCGATGCACTAAAAAATAAAAGAGACTTCGTCATTAGAACTTTGCGAAAGGTGTATGAGCCTTGAATTTTTTTACTCAAGTAAAGCTCAGCCCGCAGTCGATGAAGAGTCGGATAGCCGATGCGTTGGTAGCTGTTATCAACGGAATGCCTATTTTTAATTACGTTTCATTCGATCGCATCAAGCTCTATACCTCAGACTTTCGAGAGAATGAATTGCCAGCCGCGCAATTCATCGACGTGTCTGAACGCATAGTTCACCTGAGAAATCATGTTGAGCGTACCTGGAATATAAGCCTTGAGGTCGTCAACAAATCGACCAACAACGAATACCTTTCGCAAAAAGACATGTGGAACCTAGAATATTCGATTGCCAGAAATATCTGGGAGCATCCTAATTTTGGTATTCCGGGAGTCGTGCATGCTCGCTATCTGTCGAACAGCACAGACCTTCATATGATGGAACCGTTCTACTTATTGAGAATGGATTTTGAAGTTATCTATCACGAACCGCTTGTAATAGAATGCTGATATAAACAAGGTTAATGGAGGATCGTCACATGGCCAAGAACTACGCTTCGATTTATGCAAATCCGACCGACAGCTCAGCACTGGAGCAGGCATTCTATCTGAAAGAGGAAACCACTTCTGGAACTATCATTCCAGTCATTGGAACTGATTTCTTATTCACTCTAGCTGGCGGTTCAATCGAGTTTGGCCAAGCGATAGAAAGCTCTCCGCACAGATCAGGTCGGCACAATAATAATACGATCAAGAAAAAGAAGGAATTGTCATGGTCGCTATCGACCTATTTCAATATCAACACAGCTCTCGGCGCTGCTTCCTCTGCCGAGATTGATACGCCTGCCCGCTTGCTGCATAAATCCATGTTCGGCAATGAAAACATTTCTGCGGGCGCCGTCTACAATACTTCGACCACTCCGTCAATCACATTTTCCGTCTTCGAGGTAGGCGATAAGTGGAGTCGTCAAGCTCGCGGCTGTTTCGTTGACTCATCCACGCTCAACTTTCCTGGCGACGGGGAAGCTACTGCGGAATGGTCTGGTATGGGTGTAGAGTCGATCATGATCGGCATCGGAAAATCAGTTACCGCGAATGCTGCTAACGTCATTACTTTGGCTACTGGTGAAGGCAAGCGAATGAAGGTTGGCGGACTTGTCATGGTCATCAAAGCGAACGGAACCACACGTTCGACCGATACGCCTTCCGGTTCACCTCGAACAATAACCGTCGTATCAGGCGATCTGATCACAGTTTCTGGTGCGGTTCTAACCGATAGCGATGGAAGCGTGACTCCAGTGTACTTGTGCTACTATGAACCAACTGGCAAGACCGGAATTGACAATCCTGTAACCGGACTGATAGGAACCGCGACCATAGTCGGGCTACCCTATCAGTGTATCCGATCTGCGGTTATCGCTTGCACTAACTCACACGAGCTTGTGAATTATTGCTTCGGAGAAGATAGCGCAGGCGGTTCGATCTTCGTTCCAGCTTCACGGTTCAATGCCGAGTGGACAATCGAAATGAATTTGAATGCGGACGTAGTCGGGTTCTTCAACGACCTTCTTAGCTTTACTGCTCAAGATATTACTCTAGTTCTTGGAGAGGCCGCAGGCCGTAGACTTGAAGTAGTTTCACCAAAAGTTATTTTCACGGTTCCTACTTTCTCATTGCCTGACACCGGATCAATCCCTGTCTCGTTTGTTGGAACCGGATACCAGACAGCCCTTGATGCTGCCGACGAGCTTACGCTAAGCTACATCTGATGCGTGATAATATTTGAGTGGCAAGAGGCGTCAATCAAGACGCCTCTTTTTTTAGGAGTTACACAAATGGCTATCGTTCTTCCAGGAAAATCGGAGACTTTAAGGGTCGCAATCAAAATTGACTCGGCTCTTAACTGCTCGCCAGAAGACTATGTAAAATACACTGAAACTCTTGATGAGAGCCTACTCGGCTTGAATGCAGGGGACGAACCGACTTGGTTTATCATGCGTAAGGTGCTGCCATTCGCGCTCTCGAAGAAAGTCCAAAATGAGCAGGCAGGCATGAAGGACGGCGAGGTTCAAATCAATATCAGCTTTATTGGTGAAGAGGTGCGATGTGCCTTGGTCGATGTTATCAATCCTGCATCGGTGCCGGTTGACCAGCATATTTTACACACTAAGGAAAAGGACGGAGGAACGAGCTTCGCGCTTATGGAGCAGTTGGTATCGGCTGACGTGGTCAATGACCTATACCGCGCGCGTGAGGCGGTTACGAAGAAGAAAACGGAAGGGATGAAAAAAAAATAATAGCATTCATAGAGCTCCAGAATGCTACTCCTGAGCGGCGAAAAACTTTTCAGTGTTCCACATGCCCTGATCGAATCAAATCGCTCAGGCGCTGCCGTGAGGATCGAGACGACTTCACCTCAGAGGATGCCTCGCTATTCCCAATCTATATTGAGAAGGGCGGTCAATTGTACGGGTTCTGTCCTGGCAAATCTACCTGGGACAGCTCTATTGCTGGGCTCTATCAAGCCTTAGTCATTACGGCTGAAACAGGTATAATGCTGGAGGAAGGTCCATTGATGGATCAGCCGGGCTGGTGGATCGACCTACTATCGTGGTTTCTACCATTCTACAATGACCAAAAATTCTGGAGTCGCGCTAAGGCGATCCTGGGTAGCGACAATAAAACGGTTAATGCTGCTAAAGGCAACCGAAGGGGATAGGCGGAATGGCAACGACCAAAGACCAGCTGACGATTGAGATAGCGGTTAATTCCGAAAAAGCCGTTAAGAGCCTCGACAAGATCAACGATACGCTCAAGGACGTAAGTGACTCGGCCAAGGAAACTAAGAACAGCGTCGGCGGTTTTGGTCTGGGATTGGTCAAGCTGCAAGCTGGTATTGGTCTAGCTACTCAGGCATTCGGAGCGATCAAGGATGTTATGGGCGGCGTGATTGAAGCCTTCCAAGAGTCCTACGATGCAACGCTTAAGCTCCAGCAGGCGCTGGAAATAACAGGTTCAAGATCAGTTAACGAAACGGTTAATGCCTTTAAAGGACTTGGTGCCGAGTTTGTTCGACTAGGAATTTCCTCGGATGAAACCGTTTTAAATTTGGCTCGCATGGGTACAGCCGCTGGAATTTCTTCCGACAGGATTCAGAAAATGCTTAAGGTCGCTGCCGATCTTTCAGTCGCTAGGGATATTCCGCTGACGACAGCATTCACTGCCCTAACTAAATCCTTGAAGGGATCTAGCATTGCTATAGCCCAATTCATTCCTGAGCTATCAGAGCTATCTGCTGAGCAAAATAAAGCTGGAGTCGCATTAGAGTATCTTGATTCTCAATATTCAGGGTTTGCAGCAAGGAACCTAGAGACATTCTCAGGGAAAATATCCGCACAAAAAGAGACATGGGGTGAGTTAATAGAGACGATTGGAGGCGTGACAAGTGAGATATTTGATCTTGGATCAGGCATCGACTCCACAACAAAGAAAATATCTGCGGTTAATGCTTCGATTGAAGAGAATAGAATCAAATGGGTAGCAGCTGGACAGGCTATTGTTTCTTTATTTAAAGGCATTGCAGACACTGTTATCAAAGCATTCATGTCTATAGTCGGAATGATCGAGAGGACTCTTGGCGTTGCTATCTCCATGTTTGGCTGGCTGCAAAGTGCTACCGACAAATTCGGCAAGCGAAAAGATATGGGAGCTTCCATATCAAAGTTTGGTGAAGAACTTTATGCGATGGGTCTAAATAATAAGGAAGCATTCGACAGTCTTAATATAAATCTTCAAGCCACCGATGACGAATTAAAAACCGTTTCTAATACGGTTGTCCGAACCCGAGAAGAGCTTCTAAAGGCAAGGGATGCGGCCAAGGCGTTCAACGACAAGCTCCAGAATGCCGAGCTACTTAAGAAAGTTGAGGATTATAACGCTGCCCTAGCTCTTGCTGGTAAGACTGGCCTCGATCTGATTCGCGCCAAGGAGGTCGAGGATTTAAAAGAGCTTGACCGTCTAGCAGAAAAAATAAAAGGCACACAGGGACTAGGGAAGGCTAACCAAGCCCTACTTGCCACGGCTAAAGCAAATGTCTCTGCGGCCTCGGCAGCGAGCGCAGCTGAGCTCCAGAAGAAATCTCTCGACGAACTAACCGCGAAGACAATCGACTACCAAAAAACGGTTAACAGCTTCAATGCCACGCAGCGTCAACAGATCCAATTCGAGCTGGAAGCCGAGCTCCAGAAGCTCGACATAGCCAGAAAAAAAGCACAGCTTGAAAATAACCCAGCGGCCGTTGCTGAGATTGATAAGCAAGCAGGCTTGGCAACGGAAGCAGCTGGGAAAAAAACCGCAGCTGCTCCGAGCAATATGTTTGAAGGGCTTCAAAAAGCAGGCTCTGAGGTAGCAGGTCAAATATCTGGCGT